TATGGCTGATGCCTTCCGAGAATCTCGCCCGATCCTTCTCGAAATCCCGCTGGCTGCCCATGCTGGAGGACAGCCCGACCATGCTCGAATGTTTCCCGGCCGAGGCCGACAAGATCACCAACCTGGAGCAGAACTTCACCCGGTCGACCCTGACGTTTGTCGGATCCAACAGCCCGGCCAACCTGGCCTCTCGTCCGGTACGGGTGCTGATCGCCGACGAGGTGGACAAGTTCGCCGAGGCTACCAGTAAGGAAGCCGACGCACTCGACCTGGCCGAGCAACGTTTGAAGTCGTTCTCCAGTTCCAAGGCCTTCATGACCTCTACGCCCACCGTGGTCGAAGGCCGGATCTGGCAGCGCTTCCTCCGCGGCGACCAGCGCCGGTACTACCTGCCCTGCCCACACTGCCGGGAGCACATTAAACTCGAATGGCGCCAGGTGACCTGGGACGACGCCAAGACCGAGGACGGCAAACACGATCTAGCCAAGGTTCGGGCCTCCGCCCACTACGTCTGCCAGCTCTGCCTCGGTAAGATCACCGATGCCCACAAGGTGGCAGCCCTCCGCCATGGACAATGGCACCCAGAGAATCCCAACGCCATGCCCGGTGTTCGATCCTACCACCTGTCGAGCCTTTACAGCCCCGACCGCAAGTGCACATGGGGCCATCTGGCCGTGGCCTTCCTTGAAGCCAAATCCTCGATGGCCGGCCTCCAGGGCTTCATCAACGGCAACTTGGCCGAGCCCTGGGAACAACAGGACATCCAACAGGAACGGCCCGAGACATCCGCCACGGTGACGCTCGATGGTGGCCGCCGCTACCTGACCGCAGACGTCCAGGCCGTTGCGCCGTTCCTGTGGTGGGTCTGCCGCGAATGGAAGGACGGCAACTCGACATTGATCGCCGCGGGCCATGCCGACGACTTTGCAGCCCTCCGCCGGGTGCAGGTGGCCCTCAATGTTCACGACATGGATGTCGGCATCGACTCCGGTTTCAACACACAGACGGTCTACGACGCCTGTGCCGCCTATTCCTCGGCGACGTCCAACCCAATCACGTTCCCGTGTGGTCTCCGATACCCACCGGAAGGCGGCCTAAGGAAGCCCATGGTGATCGGCTGGATGCCGCTCAAAGGACGAGAGACCGGCGCCCGGTTTACATCGGCGTCGGGTACGGTTCACCCGTTCGGCCTGTCGACGTCTTCCTCGATGCGTACCGATGTGGTTCAGCCGCTCCTGGTATTCGACACTGAGCACCTGCGCGACATCCTATCGAGGCTCCGGAAAGGCGACATCGACCGGGAATGGGGCGTCCATCAGGAACCGCCTAGCGTGCAGGCCGAAGGCGCCTACATCGCTGAGCCCGATCTCTACTGGCGTCACCTCGACTCTCACGTCCTGCGCCCACAAGCCAACCGCGCGGGCCGCATCAAACACGTCTGGGTGAAGCGCAACCAGAAATGGCCGGATCACCTTCACGACTGTGAAATCATGCAGCTCGCCATGGTGATGTTGTGGAACGACCTTGTTTCCACACCCGACCACTAATTTTACTAACTGGTTGAAGGCAGGCCAAACACCTGCAGGGTCTCCGCCGGAATGTTCACATTCACGGTGGCCATCAAAAGGAGCTACCTCCGGGCTGTCTACTCGACGCTCGGTGGCGTGACCCTATTGGCTGCCTTGTCGGCCAAGTCCGTGGCAGCCTCGTCGGTGATCGAATCCGGACAGGTTGTCCGGTCTACATCATCGTCGGATGTGTCCGTCGAATTCGCCGAGCCCGGAAAAGGCGCCCCCACCCCGTCCGAGATGGTTGAGATGTGGGAAAGCCTGCTCAATGACTACGACCTGGCCGTTTACTATCTCAACCAGGACGGCGTGGCTAACCCCACCGACACCCAGATTTACAACAAGATGATGGCCGTGGTGCTCGTGGCTGCCACGTCTTACGGCGGCGACTTCTCGAACTTTCGCCGAGAGGCGAGCTACCGGGTGGGGATGTCCTAATGGGTTTCCTTGATACCATCCTGTCTAAGTTCCGTTCGGCACCCGTCGACCGTTATGAAGGCGCCTCGAACTCGATTCGCCGTTCCTTCCTCGACACGTCGTACACCTCGGTGCGGTTCGATGTCACCAGCTCCACCCGGCAGCAGATCGTGCGAAAGTCCCGGTTCTTCGAGCAGAATAACGCGGTGATGAACCGCCTCGGTGACCTGTTCGAGAACTACACCGTCGGCAGCAACTTCAGCGTGCAGCCGGCTTCCTCGGATCCGGAATGGAATCTCAAGGCCAAGAAATGGTGGGATATCTGGTGCAGATATCCGGACATTGGATCCCGGCAGTCTTTCGGCACCCTGATGTCATTGGCTGCCCGCGGTTGGTTCTACGACGGCGAATCTTTCATCTTGCTCACTAAGGGCGAAACCGGCCGGCCCCGCCTGCAGCTCATCGAGCCGCAGCAGGTTTCCACCCCTACCGGGCAGGAGAATCAACCGGACATCTTCGATGGTGTGCGGTTCGATACTCGCACCGGTCGGGCTCTCAGTTACTTCGTCGGCCAGGAGCAGCAACAGGGACAGCTCGCCGACATTCGCTCGATCTCATCCGACTCGATCATTCACATCTACGAGGCCCAACGTGCCGGCCAGCTCCGCGGCCTGCCGTTCGTGGCTTGTGTGATCAACGACCTTCACGACCTGGACGATCTCCAAAAACTGGAGATGGAATCCTGTAAGCTGGCCTCCAGCGTGGCCCAGGTGATCAAGACCAGCTCCGGGGAAGTTCAGGCCACCAGCCTGCGCTCGGGTGTGGCTGGTTCTCAAGGCACCGCCCAGAACTACTACGAAAACGTGTTTGGTTCCTCGGTGAAGGTGCTGAAGTCCGGCGACGAATTCGAGCAGTTCCAAGCCGACCGCCCCAACGTCAATATGCGCGAATACTGGCGCAACCTGACCGAGAAGGTGTGCGCCGGCGTCGGCATCCCGTACATCCTGGTTTTCCCCGAGGGAATGCAGGGTACCGTCTACCGCGGAGCCCTCGATATGTCGTCGGTGTGGTTCCGGAGCCGCCACCAGGTGATGGCATCGGCCGCCCGCCGCATCTGGGAACACGTCATGGAGTACGCCATCCGGGTGGATCCCAGCCTGCGCGACTCTCCCGACGACTGGTACGAAGTCGCCATCCAGGCGCCCCGGGCTCCGAATGTCGACGTCGGACGCAACTCTGCCGCCCAACTGGCCGAGCTGGAAGCCGGTGTGACGACTTTCGACGAGATTTATGGCGCCCGCGGTATCGACTGGCGCTCCGCCTTGGAGTCGAAGGCCCAACAAGCCAAATACATTCAAGACCTGGCCGGAAAGTACGGCATCGACGTCTCGCAAATCTCGACCGCCCAGAAGCAGCCGATTGCACCTGAACCGGCCGACATGGCCATGCAGGAAAACCCGTCGGGCACTATGCCTGAACAAATCCCGGCCGAGCCCATCCAAGAGGTTGTCGCCGTGGCAGGCCCGAAGAAACGCAAACCTAGGGCCAAAAAAACCGAATGACTAAAGTAACCAACTGGCTTTCCTACCAGCCGCGGGCCTCGGCCATGGAGCCCGCCACCATCCAGATCTTCGACCAAATCGGTGAGGACTGGTTCGGTGGCTCCGGTGTTTCGGCCAAGGCCTTCAGCCAAACCCTGCAGGACGTCGGCCAAGGCCCCCTTGTGGTCGAGATCAACAGCCCCGGCGGAAACGTCTGGGATGGTTTGTCGATCTACAATATGCTACGAGGCCGTCAGGCGCCCGTCACCACCCGGGTGGTCGGCATCGCCGCCTCGATTGCCTCAATCATCGCCCTGGCCGGCGATACGGTTGAGATGGCCGAAGCGTCTCTGTTCATGATTCACGACCCCTCCGGAATGGTGGCAGGCACCTCGGAGGATATGCGGAAGATGGCCGACGCCTTGGATCAACACGCCGAGGTTCTGGCTTCGATCTACGCCAAGGCCACCGGAAAACCGACTTCGCAGATCCGGGCAGCCATGAAGGCCGAAACTTGGTTTACCGCTCAGGAAGCCATCCAGTTTGGACTAGCTCAACGCTCGACCGAGCAGCTCGCCATGGCAGCCTGCTGGCATCCCCGGGCCGTCACCAAGACCGCCCCGGAGACCGTCCGAAACAACCTCCGCCGCGGCCTTGAGCAGTATGCCGAAGGTCTCGCCGGTGATGGCCTTGAGAAGCAGACCGTCCTAGAGGCCGAGGCCTTGGTGGCCGGTGAAGCCCCTAACGAAGCCAAGATCCAGAAGGCGAACGCATGGTGGGCGCGCAATGAGCGCTTCCTTGAAGCCGAGCCCAACAGCCCGGCAGACGTGTCAGCCAATCTGTGGGGCGGCGCCGCCGGCCGTGACTGGTTCAAGGCCCTCTATGCCCAACTCGAAATCGATGAAGGCGAAACACCGGATGAATCTCCGGACGATACACTTTCTACGGCAGGCACTTCCGCCTCCGAAGATGGCGCGACAACCGCGCCGACATCACAGCAGACACCACACAACATGACTGAATCCAACACCGTGGTGGCGGCCGCTCCTAGTGCGCCGACCGCCCTCGACATCGACGCCATCGTCGCCAAGGCCGTTGCCGCTGCCATCAGCGCCAAGACCATCACCGCCGCCCCTTCGCCGGAGCCTGTCGCCCCAGTTCGCATCGAGAACCTCGGCAACCCGCTGCTGGAGAAGGCGAAGAGCCTCCGCGCCGGTGCCGAGCGCAATCGCTTCTTGGTGCAGAACCACAGCGAGCTGTTGCGCCAGTCCCGCCTGTTGGCCCCCCAGAACGGCAACACCTTTGCCTCCGGCCTCGTGGTTGATTACCTCGCCGACGCCGTGATCACCGTGGCGACTGCCAAGCTGGCCATGGTCGGCAGCTTCACGCGCAACGTCGGCCTGGACAACATCCGCCCCCGCGCCACCGTCCAGGTGAAACGGTTCACTGGCGGCGACGACGCCCAGGACAACCTGACCGACTTCGAGAACAACTCGAACAACGAGTCGACGCTGGCCGCCACCTCGGTCACCGTGAACCAGATCACCAAGACCTTCACGGTCACCCAGCAGGAACTCAACCAGGGCTTCGCTCTGTCTGACCTGTCCCAGGGTTCGGCCGAGATCTTCGCGCTGGCGATCTCCAAGAAGATCACCGCGGTCATGACCGCCGCCAACTACGGCACCCCGGCCTCCGGCGCTGGCATCATCGGCACTGCCGCTAACTTCGACACCAGCGACCTGCCCCAGATCCTGGCCTTGGCCAAGAACTACCGGAACAAGCTGTTGCTCCTCGACGGCGGCCACCTGGCTCGCCTGCAGTTCGCCGGCACCCTCACCGCTGCCGCTGGCACCAATCCGTTCCCCGACAGCCGCTACGGCCCGCTGAACAACGGCTTCTTTGGATTCAACAACATTCTGGAGCAGAACGACTGGACCGGCGCCATCGCCAACACCGTCGGCTTCGTTTGCGGTCAGGACGCCATCGCGGTGGCCTCCGGTCTCCCGGTTGGAATGATCGCCGGCGAGTTCCTCGAACAGCGCACGGTCGAGCTGTCCAACGGCCTCTCGGTGCTGTTGTCGGTCTGGTATTCCCGCGCTTCCCGCGCTCACATGGCGTCCTACGACATCATGTTCGGCGCCGCTGCCGCGGACACCACGCAGGCCGAGGTTCTCGTCACCGCCTAAGGCTGACCCATGAGAATCGCCACGACCATCTCGGTGGACAAGAACGGCAAGACCAAGCTCGTTTCTGGTCCCGAAGTCGACGCGACTGCCCAGCGCGAAGACTTCAACACCGCGAAGATTGCAGAGGGCTCGAAGCTCATCCTGTGGATACAGGGAGCACTTGCGCCGAAAGTTCGTAAGGGTTAACAAACCAAAATTGGGGAGGTCGCTGGATACGCTGGCGGCCTCCCCTCTAACTGAAAGACAAAATGGCCGTTCAAACCGACATCGCAACGCAGGATTCCATGGGATTCCAAGGCGTCGTTCCTGTGACCGGGACAGCGCTAAACTCCGCTGGCTACACCGCCATTCAGTTCGCCGAATCGGGCACGCTGACCAGCATCGCAGGAACCGGAATCTCTGGCACCTGGACCGGCATCACGTTCCCGGGTGGGTTCATCATCCGAGGCAGGATCTCCAGCTTCCAGCTCGCCTCCGGAAAGGCCTTGGCCTACCTCGCGCGCGCCTAATGACGCTCGACCTCACAATGTCGCTGGCATCCGACTCCGAGTCGGCCATCGATCCATACCCTCCCGCAGCGCGCAATATGCTGCAAGAGGACGAGTTTCTCGTCTTACAGGAAGACGGGACTTCCAAACTGATTTTCTCACTCATTACCGACTAACGCTTTCACATTATGCCAGACTCAAAGATCACAGCACTTGCAAGCACTGGAACCGGAACCGACCCCGCCAACGATCCGCTGGTCATCGTGGACGTTTCCGATACGTCAATGGCTGCAAGCGGAACGACCAAGAAGGTCACGCTGAACAATTTGCTGGCTTGTTCTCCCACCGCCACCCTCGCCAGCGCCACCATCACCGGCGCACTGACGGTG